GATCAATATTATCCGAAGAGTGGCGAGAGCATCGAAGCGGCGGCATTGGTCTATTCGCGGGCACCGCACATCGTTGGCGCCTTTGATCAAGGCGCCGTCATCCGTTCCAAGGACGGCTTCTGGCTGGCCATCCCCACAGAGTCCGCTGGCAAGAGTGCCAAAGGTGGCCGGATCACACCGGGTGAATGGGAGCGGCGCAATGGGCGCAGACTCAAGTTCATCTTCCGGCGTGGCCGGCCAGGCCTTCTGGTTGACTCAGGCGATGTTCTCCCACGAGCGCGTGTCATGAAGCGCGATGGAGTGTCGCGCGCCGCACGAGGCGTCCGCAATAGATCCATTATTGTCTTCATCATTGTACCGCAAGTCATGCTCCGCAAGCGACTGAAGCTCGATACGGTTGCCCGCGAGTGGCAGGACAAGCTTCCAGCACTGGTCGTCCAGAACTGGCCCGAACTCAAGGCGGAGACACGCTGATGGCAACGAAGCGCGAAACCATCTTGCAGGCGCTGCACACTCTGCTGTCGGGCATCTCGGGGCCGACCGTTTTGCGCAATGCGAACCTGCCTGAACGTGTCCCCTCCGGCGGCATTGTCATCCTGCGCGATGGCGATCCCGGCGAACCGGAAGTGCTGCTGTCGCCGCCGGAATATATTTACGGCCACCGCGCCGACGCCGATGTCGTCGTCGATGCCCCATCGCCCGCCGCGCGCGACAGCGTTCTCGACGGCATCATGTTGGCGATTGGTTCGGCAGTTGCTGCCGACCGCACGCTCGGGGGCCTGTGCGACTACGCCGAAACCGCTGCACCCGTGCCCGTCGAGATGGTTGTTGAAGGCGCGCCGGGCTTCAAGGCCGCAACGCTGCCGATCATCCTGCACTACGGAACGAGCGATCCGCTGTCCTGACTTTCAACCGCCATGACGGAGAATTCCCATGCCAAGAGCCCAAGGGGCGCGGGCGCAGCTCGCGGCCGCATTCGAGACGATCTATGGCACCCCGCCAGGGAGCGGCTACTTCAAGATGCCGTTCGCCAGCGCCAATCTCGGCTCCGAGCAGCCGCTGCTCGCCTCAGAACTCTTGGGCTATGGCCGCGATCCACTGCCGCCGGTGCTCGATGCCATCACCGCCGAGGGCGACATCGTGGTGCCGGTCGATCTGCGCGCCTTTGGCATGTGGCTCAAAGGTGCCTTCGGTGCACCGATCACCACCGGCACCGGCCCCTACAACCACGAATTCCGCTCAGGCTCGTGGTCGCTGCCGTCGCTCGCCATCGAACTTGGGCTTCCGGAAGTGCCGCACTTCGGCATGAATGCCGGGTGCGTCGTCAACACGCTATCCTGGCAGATGCAGCATGCGGGATTGCTGACGGCATCGGTCGGCCTCATCGCCCAGGGCGAGACCGTGGCAGGAGCGACCGGTGCGGGCACGCCCACCGACTGGGCACTGACCCGCTTCGGCCAGTTCAATGGCGCGGTGAAGCGCAATGCAACCTCCCTCGGCAATGTCGTTTCCGCCCAGATCAGCTACAGCAACAATCTCGACCGCATCGAGACCATCCGCGCCGATGGCAAGATCGACGGCGCCGATCCCTCGATTGCGGCCCTGACCGGCACCATCGTGGTGCGTTTTGCCGACCAGACCCTCTTGAACCAGGCGGTAGCGGGAACCGCGGCGGAACTGGAATTTTCCTTCGTTAAGCCGGCGAGCGAGAGCCTGACTTTCACCGTGCACGAGGTCTTCCTGCCGAAGCCCAAGCTTGCGGTACAGGGACCGCAGGGCGTGCAGGCGACCTTCGCGTGGGCTGCGGCGCGCGATTCCGTATTGGGCCGCATGGCGACCGCGGTCCTCATCAACGATGTCGTGAGCTACTGACATGATCCGACTCAATCTCACGTGCAAGCCTAAATGGCTGGACCTCGGCCATGGCGTGCGGGTTCTCGCTTTGCCGCTGACATCGGCGGTATTGCTTAGTCTGCGTGGCGATCTGGCACTCGAAGACGCCAAGCTTCTGTCGCCCGCCGAGCAGGCCCTGCGTTTCGCCAAGGCAGTCGCCTCGCGCGTCATCACCGAATGGGAGGGCGTGGGCGACGAGGATGGCAAGGAACTCCCCGTGTCGCCCGCCGCCGCGGCTGCGTTGATGGACGTGTTCCCGCTCTATCGCGCTTTCGAAGCGCAATACATCGCGCCCTGGCTGAAACTGGAATCGGAAAAAAACGTCTTCGCGCCCTTGCCGAATGGCACTTCGGCGGGGGCGCAGGATACTGCGCGGCATGCGGGAAAAGGTGTCCCGACTGCCCCCAAGTCCTGAATGCGCCCGAAACGCTCGAAGGCTGGCAGGTCTGGGACTTGACCCTCAAGATGGGCGGGCAGCTTCGGGTGGCGCCAACGGGCGCGATCCTCGGCTGGGACTTGGGCGCAGCACTGGCATTGGCGTCCGCGCTGGGGCTCGATCCCCTTCCTGCCGCGGAAATGCTGCCGGTGATCGAAGCGGCCGCGGTGCGCGGACTCAATCAAACTCTCTTGGCGTCTCTGGACAGGGACAATGGCTGAACGCAAGGTTTCGGTGCGCCTGGCGGTCGTCGATGGCGGGCAGTTCAAGGCGGAACTGGCCGAGCTTGGTGCTTCCGGTAACCAGGCTTTGGGCACGATCGGTGCGGGCGCTGCCAATGCCGGCAAGGCGGTCCATCTCAGTTCCCAGCAACTGACCAACCTTCAGTATCAGCTGAGTGACATCGGCGTCAGCCTCGCCTCCGGGCAGAACCCGTTCACGGTCATGGTTCAGCAGGGCTCGCAGATCGTGCAGATGTTCGGTCCCGGCACCGGCGTGCTGGGAGCACTCCGGGCGATTGGCACCGGTCTCATCACCTTCCTGACCAATCCGCTCAACCTGGCGCTTCTGGGCTTTTCGGCGGCAACCGCCGCGGCGGGCTATCTGTTCTCGACCATCGCCGGGCCCGGCGAGGACGCCAACAAGACCCTTGAAGAGCAGGAAGACATCATCGGCCGCATCGCCGAGAAATATGGCGAGGCACTGCCGCAGGTTCAGCGCTATGCCCAGGAGATCGACCGTGCCAATCAGTCGGCGGAACTGGCCGACGCGCGCGCCGCCGCCATCCAGCGGGCCTGGAGCGAGGCCATGCAGGGCTTCGATGCAGCGCAGGGCGACATTCTCGAAACCTTCTCCGTCCTCCAGATGCTGGGCGACACGAACTCGCTCGCGGAGCTTCAGCGGAATGTTTGGGACCTCGACGATGCCCTGAAAAACAACACCGCGACCACCGCGGTCTCCCAGCGCATTCATGACCTGCTGATGAAGGTCTTCCGCGACACCGGCATCCCGGTCACCGAAGCTCTGGCAAACAGGTTTGCGGCGTTGGGCCAGGCGATCGCCAAGGCCAGTACCGAGGCTTCGGCCATTGGCCAGGAGTTTTCCGCCAATGTGCCGGCCCAAGGCGTGCTCACCACGCTGCAGGCTGAGCTTGAAGCTCTCGGTAAGACCAAAGAGCAGCTGCGCATCGAGAAGGAGTTGCGCAAGGCCAACGTCGATGCGGCCTCCGAGGAAGGCAAGGCCATTGCCGCCACGGTGCATCAGATTTTCGCCGAGACGCAGGCCCGCAAGGATGCGGCCGCGTCTGAGCGCGAAGGAGCTTCTGCGAGGCGCGCCGCTGCGGCCCGGGCCGCGGCGGAGACCGAACGCCAGCACGAAGCTGTCACCGATCTGATCGCGAGCCTCAGAGAGGAAGTCGAAATCGGAGAGACGCAAGACCCGGTGCAAAAGGAACTGATCCGGTTGCGTGAGCAAATGGCGGGAGCAACGACCGAGGAACGCGCGAAGATCGAAGAGCTGATCCGTGCCAAGATCGCGCTTCAGAACGTGGAGAAGGATGACAAGGGGATCTTCGGTGCCTCGATCGACTACCTCAAGGATTTCGTCGACAAGGCTGGCACTGCCGCCGATCTCGTCAAGGAAGCGATCAGCGGGGCCTTTTCGTCGGCCGCCGATGCGGTGGCCGAGTTCGTGCGGACCGGCAAGGTCAACTTCGCCTCACTCATCACCTCGATGCTGGCCGATCTGGCGCGGCTGGCGGTGCAGCAGGCCGTGCTAGCACCGCTCGCAAAGCTTCTCGGCGGATTGCTGGGTGGCGGAGGCGGCGGCATCGGCAGCATTATTGCCAGCATCTTTCATGAGGGCGGCACGGTGGGTGGAGCTTCGGCCGTGCGCGCGGTCCCGGCACTCGCCTTCGCGGGGGCACCGCGGCTTCACGGCGGCGGTATGATCGGGCTTGGACCTGACGAAGTTCCCGCCATCCTGCAACGGGGCGAGCGGGTATTGAACCGGAGGGAAGCCCGCGAATACGGCAGCGGACGATCAATCACTGTCAACATCGCAACGCCCGACATCGAGAACTTCCGCCGCGCCCGCACCCAGGTTGCCGCCGACATCGCGCGCGCAGTGTCCTTCGGTTCGCGGGGACTTTGAGCCATGGCCTTCGACGAAGTGCGCTTTCCTGACAACATTAGCCGCGGCGCGCGTGGTGGACCGGAGAGGCGCACCCGGATTGTCGAGCTCGCCTCTGGGCGCGAAGAGCGCAATACGCCGTGGGCAGGTTCAAGGCGCCGCTACGATGCTTCCTATGGCATCCGACGCGCTGACGATTTGGCGAGCGTCATCGCTTTCTTCGA